GTGCTCACTACGTTAATTGTTTGTGCGTAGGTCGGTGTGTCTTGAATACTTTCAAGTACCGAGTCCAGCTCCAATTCCCGATCGTCAACAGTGTAAGTTTTCGGCTTGTATCCGCTCTCCTTGTTAACGTCCATATCCAATGGGTCAATCCCACTGTCTTTAACCAGCTTACTGATTGCATCAGGATTCTTTTTATCCAAATCAATCAGGAAGCTCAACTTTTCTTCGCTGAGTAACCCATTATTCTCTAGAAGTTTCATCAACTTCAAATTGGGTTTAAGCGCGGCCATCTTCTTGTTGTAGTTCGCGCCCATTTGCATAAGCGCAACAATGTCGTCCGCCGACTTAACGTGCATATCTTTACCGTTCGCCTTGAACGGTGCAGTGATCTTTTTGTATTCCGCTTCGTAGTCGAACGCCTCAGCATCCGCCTTTTCTGGCTTTGCTTCTTCAGGCTCTTCGTCTTCTACTTCAGCAGCGGCAGCGACTTCAGGTTCTTCTTCTTCGTCAGCAGACTCACCTTCGTCTTCGGCTTCCGGCGTACCGCCTTCAGCCTCGACTGCGGGTTCGTCTACTTCCTCAACGTCAGGCTCTTCTACTGCTTCGGTAGTGGCTTCTTCCGTGGAGGTGTTGTTCTGGAGATGGGCTTCCAGGTCGAACTTCACCAATTCATCGTCAGGCAAATCCAGTAGGGATACAACGTCCTGTTCGTTATCCTGGTTCAATTCTTCGGACATTATTCAACGTCCTCCTGAATCAACTCTTCGCGGGTTTGTTCGTCGGCATCAATAGCCTTAACTGCTTGTGCTGCTTTCCACCGCACAGTGTTGAGGTACGAACTCAACGCACCAATGGCATCGATCTGTTTAACAACAGACTCTTGCTTGGCCGGAGTTTGCATACTCTCATCCGCTTTGAGGTGCACCAGGCGCACAGCTTCTTGTTCCAAGTAACCTTCAACAATAACTTTCTTGAAGTCACGGTTGAGCAGCAGTCGTTCAAGCGACGTACCAACGTCGACAATCTTCTGCGCTTGCTTAATGTTCAGTTCAATTTCTTCTACGGCGGTTGGGTTCATAACTTCTACCATTGCTGTTAACAGGTAATAGGGTGTGGTTCGGCAGGGACAGTAATATAAAACTTACTGCCCTGCACGACTTTTAGTTGCTGTTAGTTATTGAGTCTTATCAACCTGTCGCTCTTTGGCTGCAATATCCAAGAGTTTCAACTGTGCTTGACTGCGGGCTTGCTCACCAGACTTCTGAAGATCACGCTCTTGTTTAACGCCTGACTCTTGTTCCACAAAGTTGAGGTTCTTCAAGTCAGTGTCGCTGCGTAAGTTATTGGCTTTAGCTTCTTCAGTACCTGCCTTGTACCCCATAAACTGAGTTTCAGCGTCCTGCTTAGCAGTGTCTGATTGCAACTTAGCAATCTCAGCTTCCAACATCATCAGCTCAAGTTCAGCTTTGCGCTGAGCCAATGGATCAGGTTGCGGCTGGTACTCTTTAATCTGCTTAGCCAAGTCCGGCATCTTTCGCAGGCGGGCAATGTCAGCCAGGATAATCTGGCTCATTCTTGGGTCCATGTTGTTGCCCATGGTCTGCAGCATGTAGGCCAGCTCCTGTGCCTTGTTGTCGTCTTCTTCTGCAGTACTGATCGACAGCTTCAGGTCAAACTCACCGGCCAGGTCATCACGGCGCACCTTTACAAACTGGTCTTCAGTGATGCGAATAATCTCTTCTTCAGAGAGGAACTCAGCGTTCATGCTGATGACCTTGCGAGCAATCTTGATCATGCCTGCGCTCAGGCGACGGAGGATGCCCAGCTCACGCTTAGACGCTGCGTCCAAAGCACCACGAACACCTGCTGCCACATTGCCCAAAGAGGCACCTGATACACCCTGGCTAAACGCTTTCACACCAGTAAGCGACTCTGCTTCCATGTTCTGCATTTGCATCATGAACTGGGCAGAGTTTGGAATTTCAGGGAAGGTGTGCATGAACACCGCCTGGCGCGGATCGACGTTGGCGTTGAACTCGTAGTCCTGGCCCTTTTCAAACTTACGCTTGTTAGTCAGGTCCAGTGCGTCTTTACGCACACCGGTCTGCCCGTTGGCCGACTTACCCATAATGTCGATCATGCCGCGAGTCACTGCGCCCAGGACTTTCTGGTTGTCTTCTAACAAGGCACCGTCAGGTTCACCGTAGATCGATCGACGGACTGGCAAGTAGGGTACTGTAACGAAGGGCAACTTCTTATCTGGGAAGGGGTTCTCTTCCATGCGAATAAGCGTACTGCCTACCCAGGCAGCGACAATAGGCTGAAGCACACCAGTACCGTTAATATCCCAATATCCCCAATACTCGTAAACCACAAACTTTTTGCGTGCTCGATCATTGAAGTTGAAAGTCTTCGATCCGGTTGAGGCGGCATGGTCTGGTTCGCTGAGGATTGAGTTGGTGTCGACATTGATTGCCTCCAGGTTTTTGTATTTACCATCTTTCTCCAAGGCGGAGATTGACGACTCGAAACTGTAAATAACAAACCCGGCTTTATCGATGTCCCCTTTGCAGGTCGGATCGATGACAACATTACGGTAGTCACATACTTCAAAGGTCGGCTGGTTCTTTAACGTCTTAACCTGCTTCTCTTTCTTGTAGCCAATGATAGTGGCTTCTACCGGTTGACCATGTTGCACGGTCAAGTCATGGGCTTGCTGTAGTTCAGTGGATACTTCCTGGCTGTACTGCTCAGGGTTCTCCTGTTTCATTTGAGCCAGTTGTTGATGCAGTGGACCTAGTTCAGGATTAACGGTGAACTCCACATCAGGGACTTCAACTTCCACAGTCTCTTCTTCAACTTCCCAGCCCACCCGTACAATCACCGTGCCTTCATCCACTGCAGTACGCACGTACTCATCAATGAATGCCACCTTGTCCATTTTGTTGTTGAACTGGTGATTAAGCACTAGCTGGTTTTGTATAGCGGCTTCTTTGTCTTCCCACGTAGTAGGTGACACATTGAACAAGTCTTCCGTACTCAGGAAGGGCTCACTGAGTGCAGCATAGCGCCACTCCGCTTGTTTGCGGATCAGCTTGGGAACTATCTTGGAGTTCCCTTTAGGTGTGTTGACCTTGGCCTGACCTGTAACATTTAAGTTATCCAGCCAACCTTCTACTGCGGTCTTTTGTTCCTGGTGATCAACCGAAGCATCGGTTAGATCCTGCTTCAGTTCTAATACTGTAGGCTCCTTCTTCCAACTGGTGAGCTTCTTTACTTCCTGATTCAGCTCTTTAGGAGTCTCGGACATTAATTTAACTCGGGTCATGGTGAATGGCCCAATAGTAAACAATCCAAGTTAGGATTACACATCTCAATAAAGTTGGGTATTTTAAACCAGGGTGCGATAGTGGAGTTCGCTCCACGAATGTGAGGTGATCCCTGTCTCCGGGTCAGGCTACGGCAACCTGATATGTACTAATACGTCGAGATGACGCCACTGTACCGCAACAAAAAAGCCCCTTAATTGGGGCTTTTCTTATTCAGTAGGAAACACAGTTAGTACCCAATGCCCCTGAGAAACAGGAGGTGTACTGGTTCTTATTACCTGATGTATCCCTGGAGTTTCTATCGTATTCATCACGTAAGCCAGCGAACATGGATTCAAGTTTCCTGCAGTTTTTGATTGGGCTTACGGGGTAATTGGTGTTGCCGTAACTAATCAAATTATTCAGTTTTGTGGGGTCATGCCGCAGTCCTGCAATTGCTTGCAGCATTCGCTTTTTGCCATAGGCTGCAATAACAGGGTCTATATCCCCCTGGGCTATGCATTGCTCAGCCGTATTCCACTGGACAGCAAAAGCGTTATACCCCTCTTCTGTCATGTACGGTGCGGGGGTACTTGCACACCCACTCAATACAACCCCTGCTAACACACATACCCATACCTGTTTCATAGCGTTATCCCTACTTAAAAACAGGAGGATAGCGGAGGGACTGACACCAGGCCAGCCCTCCCCTGATTTATACCCAGCCGTTCCGCTCCATTCGACTGTTGCGCTCGCCCTGGTCTACCCGCAAGTTGGTCTGCTCCAGTCGGGCACACGCCGCTTCAAACTTCGCTGCGTAGTTGTTGCCTTCATGGAACTGCCCCTGCGAACCAGATACCCCAATGGGGTTCATGATCCGACTGGCCACATACAGCAGCAACGCTTCCAAGTGGCTATACGGCAAGCTCACTTCCACTTCATCCAGTGCAAAGTAACCCTGTTCCTTCAACAGAATGGGGTGGTTCTCACGGTACACCACGGTGACCCGCTCACCCTTGAGCTCAGCTGGCAACACCAAGGTGTTGTAGTTCGGCGTACGGCAGCTGGTCTGCAGTAGGTCGTATGAGTCACCCCCCTGGTTCAATCCAAGCTCATTACCCAGCTCGTCGTACACCCGCTCAATCTTCATCACCACGTTATCGAAGGGTGCAGCAAAGGTGTCCTGTAGGTACTTGGTTACCCCGACTGATTCACGATTGGCCACTGCATACTTCTTATCCAGCACATAGGTGGTTTGCCCAGGCTGCAGCAGGATGTCGATGCGCCCCTCTTTCAAGGGGAAGCGTTTGTGCAGCTCGGTCAGGCCCAGGTTCACTGAAGCTAGGACCCGCTCCCAGTTGGCTTCTGTGATACCGGTATCGCCTGATCCGCCCATACTCAGTTGGGACAGTTCGCCATAACTAAGCTGGTCGAAGATTTCTTGTAGCGTCATTCACTTGCCCTCAAACAATATAGGAAGCCATCCGGTCTCCGGGTTCATCATCAACGTCCAAGTCCCACATTCCATCATTACCAGAGGACGCTTTGAACGTACCCACTTCCGTAGGCTTCCACGGGTGGAGCGAGGACAACATGGAGATGGTATCAATGAAGTCGTCATGCTTGCTGCGAAACCCACTCAGGGCCACCAGGCTCAACTCATTCACTGCTTCTGCCAACTCGGGACTGAGCTTCTTCTCTACCGGGAAGAATATCTTACGGGCCTTGAACATCGGCACCATGGTCTGGAACCGCACCATCTTGTTGGTGTTAGGCCGGATACCTGGCTTGGTGTCATTGCCCTCACTGGCCAGCGGGAAGTAGATGTTACGCTCCAACATCTGATCCATAATCCAGCTGATAAAGCCCCCCTGCTGCCCGGTCACCTCGATCCCCACCTGCTGGGGCCGGTACATCTGAGCCAGCCTGAACAGATCATCAATGTTCTTGTTCATCAACTGACGCTTACACACCCCATCCACCCACAGCCAATCACCGGCGTTGTTGTACGCCCATACACTGATCACGCTGAAGTCGGCGCTCTGCTTCTCGCTAGTAGCAAAGTCAGTGGTGATGTAGAAGTTGAACAGGCCCTTGTTACGCAACACCGCATCAATCTTGTACCAGCCAATGTCGTGATCCATGATCACGCGATCGTCTTCACTCATGATTCGCAGCATGAGTTCCTGGTTGAAGGTCTCGACCATGCCCAGCTTGAGTGCGGTGTCGTACTGCTCCTTCACGTACTCATAGGTGAATCGATCGGGCCAGCTACCGCGGAAATCTTCTTTACTGCAGGGGTACTGCTCACACACCGGGAACACGTTAACCGCCCAGGCCCCGGACTCCACCGCTTTGTACAACGGGTCTTTGGCGTTGAACGGCGTACCCGACCAGATGATCATGTTGGTTGTAGGGTGCAAGGCATAGGTCACTGCCTTGTACACAGTGGCTTCTACCGCCGCGATTACAGTAGGTGAGCGTGCATCGTCATCACTGAACAAGTCATCGAGCACTGCCAACTGAGGCCGCTGCCCCATCTCTTTGGCACCCCGCACCCCGGTCTTCGCGCCATAGCCTTTGACGATGAACAGCTTGCCGTCAGCGTTTTCAAACTCCCAACGAATGTCTGTGAAGTGAATCCGCGGCACGTACTCCTTCAGGAACTCAGAGTTGTCCCAACGGAACTCCAAGTTCTTACGCATGTTCTTCACACCGTTCTCGATGGAGTCCGACACGTACAAGGCAATGTTGACCTTGCCGAACCCAGGGATCTCCCCATAGGTGGCGATGTACAGAAACAGGTATTCACCCATCACCGTAGTCTTGGCGATACCCCGGTGGCACAGGTTGATTACCCGCCGCCCACCTTCGGTGATCGTGTCCAGCATCTTGTAGTGCACAAGGGGGGTCTTGTGTTCCTCCCCCTCAGATCCGTTCACCAGCTTAATGAACGTCACAAATTCAAAGGCAAAGTCACTCGGCACATAGCTGGGATCAACTGAGTAACTGGTGTTGTTGAGATAATCTTCGACCTTCCATGGAGCCAGTGCGTCGGCTACATGATCGACCATCGATCCCCCTTAGGAGAACGCACCAGCACCTGGTACGGAGAACGGGTCATTACTCTTACTTCCGGCAAGGCCGGGTGCATCACCCAAGCCAGTAAAGCTATCAACAGGTACTCAGCCTTCATGCAATGCGCTCCCCTTCAATGATCTTGGTATGGGCGACCTGTTGCGCATTCATTGCACCTGACTCCACCATCAATCGCTGCTCACGGGCCAATGCCATAGTGGCCTGACGCAGCGCATCAATAGAGCTGTCCTCTTTCACACCGATATTCAGTTCAACCTTCTGGGTCTCAGGCATCTTCAAATGCGTGAGCAAACTATTGGCCGCATCACTACGCACCTTCTCGCTATTAGCCGACACCATCAGTTCGGCCTGCACATTCAACGCCTTCTGGTACAGGTCCTGGTTCAACACATAGTGCGGAATCAGCGTCTGCTCAAAGATCAAGTTCACCAACTTGCTCTTGTTATATGCAGTTACATACGACGCGATGTCTTTACCAGACACCCCTTGAGCCGTGAACCGGGCAATCTTCCCAGGAAAGGTTTTGCTATACGCATCGATATTGGTACAGCCCATCAGCTTATGACTGACGTACTTAACCGCATCAATGTAGTTAGGGATCTTGAACTTACCATCAGCCATCACCTTGGTATAACTCAACAAGTTATCCCGGTACGCCTCGTACAGTTCAGGTTCAGCCAAGGTCAGATTGATCTGATCAATCAACTCCTGGTTCAGACTCTTCTTTACCCGGTCAGGTAGTGCAGCCTTTAACTCTTCAACAGTGAGTGCAGTCATATTCATACTCAATACTTAGTGTATCGGGTGAATATAGTATGAAGAGTGTGGAACTCTGAAATTTTATTATTTTGGAATTCAGGTTTTTTGAAATTTTATAAAATGGGTACGAGTCCAGTACTTACTCCCTCAGATCAAAATCCTCGACCTACCCCCCCTGGTCTTCTTGTATTCCTAATTCACCACCCCACTACCCCTGGTCCCCAGGTGTACGGCACCTAGGCCACCACTATCGGAGTACTCCACATGTTCACAGCCATCAACAACTTCTTCCGCTTGTTCGCCATCAACCTCGACTCAGCCTGCAACATCTCCATCCTCGGCAACGTCAAGTCCCAAAAGTTCCTCGCAGAGGAACTCAAGGGCACCGACCTTGTTAAGCTCAAGTCCCAACTCGTAGAACTCGGCCTCAAGGACGAGTAACTACACCAGCACCCTTCGGGGTGCTTCCCTTTTAAGCACACATCTACCAGCACACAGCACAGCACACACCTAAGACAGTGTTATAGAGACAGTGTGTATATACACGGGAGGGACACAGTTAAGTGTCAGTACATTGTTATCAAGTCTTATCAACTGTATCTACTCTGTTATCACTTCTCTCACTATCACTATTCCTTCCCATATTCCGTACCGATACACACCCGATACACTTCCTCTAATCGCACTACCTTTACGTGTTCCACACGTACTGAGGAATGACAGGGCTCTCTGTCAATAACTCAAGAATGAGGAACTACCCATGAATGTTAAAGACCGCATCTTCGTCCCAATGGATGAAGCAGCACTAATGCTCACTGTCTTCAATGAAGACGAGATCCTCTTCGTAGAAGTCTACGAAGACACTACTACAGTGACTGCAGCAGAGAACTGGTATGCCTCTTTAGGCTTTGGTGTATGCAAGGAGCAATCCGTATGACTGTTATCCGTGGCAGCTCTTTCCAAGTATGTGTGAACCAGGCCATTGAACGTGGCCTTGGTATCCCCGCTTCGACTCTCAAATCTGAAGGCCAATGGCGCTTCATTTACCTAACCAAATAAGGACATCACCATGGCCACTAAAGCCCAGCTGCAAGCTGCACTGAACGAAGCAATGAACCGTATCGTTGAGTTGGAAGCACAGGTCGCTGCTAAGCGTCCGCAGAGCTCGCCTAAGGCCATTCTGCCTTGGGATGATCTACCAACACGCCGTCAGGTAATGGCAGCTGCTAAGGCTCAAGCCATGGCCACTGGCCGTGCTGTCCTTGCTGCATAAACCAGTGCCCATATCCTTAATTGGATGTGGGCCTGTTCTTTTAAAAGCACACAGCAAGATCAAGAACACGCTGTCCCAGCGTTAGAGGCCTAAGAGCACAAGTCTCTTTTGCCCCTTCGCAGATTGATCCCTGCGTCGTAATACGGCTTTGATCAAGCACCGGTGGATTGGTAATCCACTGCGACCCTACTGCCTAACCAGCCATGCCAGTGGAATCCTGGTAACAAACCCTTCTTCGGAAGGGTTTTGTTTTTTAAGCAGACAGACAGAAGCCAAATCAAAGTCAACAGCACGCTGTCCCAGCGTGAACGGCTACAGGTGAATGACTCATCTGGCCAACTTACTGGAGATACAACCATGGCTTTTAACACTGGCGTTAAGCGCAACGAAACCACCAACCAGCAGAACGACAGCTGGAAGGCCCAAGCATTCGTGAACCTGTATGTGCCTACGCCTGAAGGCGGCAAGCGCAAGATCGGTTCCATTGCGCTGAAAGACAGCAAGCCTTTTGAGGCTGCGCTGATCAAGCGACTGCAAGAAGAAGGCGGTCTGGAGGCATTGAAAGATGCCCTGATCGTGGACTTCCAAATGGCTGACAAAGAGGTCAGCTCCGTAGGCTTCTAAGCCTCATGCCCTGCACCCATTCGGGTGTGGGGTTATTTATTTATAAGGAAGAAACCATGGGATCTCCTAACGTATACAAACGCCATACCAAGCTGAATAGCATCCTCTTGGATGGCTGGAGCATGGGCTTTCAACCTGAACAGACACTGCGTGAAGCTAGTGCAGCAGGTTATGCACTCTGTGTTGTAGAGCCTCAACTGAACGCTTACTGGGGCCGCTTGGATGCTGAGGTGAATGCGTTCATGGATGCACACCCACCAACGTCTGCACCTGATCCATTCCCATTCAATTAAGGAAGAAACCATGAACCGGCAAGTTGCTGTACTGACCAAACACTTCACCCAGTGGATGCAAGAAGGTTCCCGCCTTGAGTACAAAGGTAGTATCCAGCAAACCGCTCGGTTGATACTGGCCAATGGCGTGAGCTTGAGTATTCAAGCCAGTGAATACCACTATTGCACCCCAAGAGAAACGGTTCCTTACTCTCAGTACACTGAGTTTGAAGTAGGGTTTCCTTCTGAAGAAATAGAGGCGCTGATGCCCTATTGCGATGATTGCGATAACCCTACTGAAACAGTCTATGCCTATGTACCTCTTGAGGTACTGGACGCTTACATCGCCTCTGTAGGCGGTGTGACAGGGTATGCAGAACACGGTTAACCAGAGCCCCGATTAAGGGGCTCATTCATTTCAGTGAGACAGCCATATGAAGTTATACCTCTACCGTGTGGAAGGTGATCGAGTCATCTGCGAACACACCACTAAACATTTATTCGACCTGATGAGCCTATACGAGCAAATACCGTATTCGATCTATCGCGTCGCCGTTAAGATTTGAATTGTATGGGACCGTGAAAAGCGGGACTGGATCTGGGTGAATGAAGAAACCATTCATCCACACATTCGTGCCTATCACCTAATCAACAGTTAATCAGAAGCGTCCCGCTTTGGGATGACGTGGGCCTATGCCCAGCATTCAGTAAGGAAGCCACCAGATGAGTCATATCCTCTTCAGTTTTAACAACAAAACCCGTGTCGTATCAGGTGTGCTTACCTGCACAT